CGAATATCATATCCTTATCACTTGAAGAGTACAAAACTCCCCCAAAGGAGTGAATATGACCTATTACAGTTGATTGTCTAGCATCCCTTGCTCTATTGATTGCACCTGCTTGTCCTGATGATCCTGTACCATGGGTATATAGAACACCATCTATTTCCCATTCTAAGGCCCATTTCCAGCCTCTAGGAGCCTCCCAAGCATCTTCATAGGACTTGATAAATCTCTCTGGTAATCCGTTCGCTAATGCCTTTCTTTTATGTAAAGCACTATGGTTGCCTATACAGACTTTTACATTAGGAAAACGCTTGTACCAAATGTTTAATTGTTGCATAGCCATAATAGCCTCCTTAGAAGCAGACTCCCCATTAGGGTTATGCTCATGGAAGCTAATCGCATGGTTATCCACTTCATCTCCTATGTGGACTATTTCAGTACATTGAAACTTGTTGAATACCTCATAACAAAAGTCGAGGTACTTAGGATGGCAGAATGGGAAATGTGTATCGCCAATAATTCCGACATTTTTGGTTTTGCTCATATTGGTTGGTTTGGTTAGTAAGGTGAGTAAGTACTCTTACCGTTTACTTTGGTTGCTCTCAAAGTTTGCTTTCTATTTTCTTTTCCTCTGTATCCCACATGAACCCAATCAGGCTTCTCTTTATTACCAAACTCCCATATTAATTGGTCGTAATCAAGATTGTCCTTTATGTAATTAAAGATGTCAGTATTACTAACCTCTCCACCATGCCCATCCATATCTATATCTGCCGCACGGCCCTTGCAATGATCTGAATTTAAACTGCCTCCAATGAAATGATTAAGGTCAGAACTTCTGTATCCACTAGAAATATTAATAGGGCCAAACTTGGCTCTTATAGGTTCTAATACTTTCTCGCATAATGTTTTGATGTTCTCTAGGTGTTCAGGTGTTGGCATATTGCTAACTCCTTCACGCTTTGCTGATTCACTCCTGGTGAACTCGCATAAATCAAAATGTGCTGATAAACGCATAACTATTTTTTAAATACTTTCTCTATTGTTGTTAAGCCTAAACAACCGAACGCTAACAAAGCTACTGATTCTACAAGTATTGTTGCAGGGGCAGTATGTTCATCACTAAAACTATTGTGGTACATAGTAACGCATAATGATATTACGCATAGCAAACCACATAATCTTTTCATACTTAATCTTCCGTTATCTTCTGTAAAAAATTGTTTCATATTAATTTCCTGTTGTATCTACTTTAGTCTTACCCCAAAAGCTTTTCTTTTCTTTTATTTGAATAGTGTCATGAATATAAACATAAATAGTATCTACTTTTACCTTCATTGCACCTATCTCGTTTTTAAGTAACTTGTTCTCGTTAGATAATTGATTTATTTTATTAGTAGTAGTTACTATTAGCTTGTCTTTAGTCTTATCTGCTTTTATCTGAACCTTTTTATTATATTCTAGTGTTTTACTAAAATCACTCATTAACAGTTTAAACTCTCTATCCTCTTTTGTTAGTTTAGGTTCTTTAATCCCTTCTACTTTAACATATCCGATTAAGGTGAAGATTGATAGTAATGATAAGAATAATAATTTCATGGCTATTATTTTACAGATTTTTTAATAGCTCCTAAGTCTTGTAGCGTTTCTAACTTTGTGCTAGTTGCACTTAAAGCAGTTTTACACTCCATTAAAGCTTGTGTTTTTAATGAATCCTTATGCTCAAGGTTGGAGATTCTGTATTCTTGACTTTGTATCTGGCCCTTAAAAGTGCTCTTTATGTCTATATACAAATAGGATATACCTATAAGTACAACGAACAATGTCCCAATAACAGGGTTTTTAGCGAAATCTTTAAACGATATAGGTAATGGGTTTGCTCCCAAAATACCTTCTTTTTTTACTGCCATTTTACTTTTTTCCTATTTTAAAGTAGATACCACCAGAGTACCCAATATTGTAATTTTTACTAATATCTACGCTAAGGCCTATTAGAGCCTTATTTTTGACACTTAGCATCAAGGAAGGACTTAGTACTTCCAAGCCATTAAGTGGGCTGTATGAGCCTCTAATGCCCCAATAAAGGGTATTAGTCGGTTTACTAGCGTAGAACTCTCTTAAAATGATGGTTTTTTGGGTTAGACTAGCCTTGAAGCCTCTAGAAATGATCCTATTTTGGCCTATGGTGTCATCTATTACAAAGATATTAGAATCTTTCCTAATAGTATCTGAATACGCATAAATGCGGTTATAATCGGATATTATGCGTATCGTATCATGAACTGGTACTTTTATGGAATCAATAACATAGAATGGTATATCCTGCCCTTTTTTGTACCTATTTATGTACGCTTTTGAGTAGATTGTATCGTGGATAGTTAGTACCTTCTTATAGTTAGACAAGTCAATAGGAGTCTTTCTATAGGCAGGTTTAAGCAAAAAATATAGCCATAACACTAAAAGTACTATGGCTATGAACAAAATATTGTCCTTAATGAACTTCATTATAGTTCCTCTTCTTCTTCTTTAACAAAAGTAATCCCTGTAGTCCAATCCTCAAGGAAAGTAAAATGCTCTAAACCTTGTGGGTTAACCACAGGAATAGGCTTAAACTCAAATTCCTTTTCCCCTAGTTCTTTTACTTGCTCTTGTAGTTTTTTTAATCCTTCTTTGTTGAACTTGTAATCCTGTTTTTCGTTAAGGATTAATACCCCATCTTTGTCGGTAGCTGCATTGTCAAGTCTTAACTCTTGAACCTTGCTGTTATAATCCTCTTGATATGGTTTTAACTTTTCAATAAACTTTACTAGCTTTTTAATAACCTTTTCTTCAGGGTTACCTTGAATGTTGTTGATTTGGTTAATTACTTCGTTGATTTTGTTGTACTTCATTTGATTGATTTTTTACAAATATAGTTAATTGTTATAGGTTTGGTTGTAATATTCTTCAGGTGTTTTTATTTCATTTTGCTCATCGTGTGGTAAAAAGTTACCTGCTGCTATTATCTGCTTTTTTTCTTTTTCAAGTAATTTATATGCTTTCAATATTGCTTGGTCTGCTGAAATCATTTGACCTTCGTATTGTTTAAGCCATTCAATTAACTCTTTCAAGGCTGTTTTCATAATATTGGTTTGTTATAGGTTTTCTATCTCTTGTTTTACTTTTTCCCAATATTCAATTTCCTTATTTGGTGTTTCAAATTCGTGCCAATTAATAGCTTCTAATATCTCATCTACTGCTATTAATGCACATTCTTTAGCTGATTCGTGTTCCAAAATACCATATAAATAAGTATCTCCAGATGGATTTAAAAACTTATTATATAATTCTATTGCTTTTTCTTTTGGTGTCATAATATTGGTTTTGCCAAAATTAGTACTATTCCCCCAAAATTTCATCAATAGGAGCATCTTGTCTTATTTGACCTAAAATACTACTTCTTGGTTCAACTTCTAAAATAGAAGGTTCTCCAACATATATTACAGCTATTGGTTCAGGCACAGGCGGAACATAATCCCCAATGATTGTAAGGTTAAGTTCAGCAGCAATCCAATCCCACGCATAACTATCTATTGTCCATTGAGTGTACGCTTCACCTGTCATTGTTAGGTTACCTTGTGCTACCATTCCTAAACTCTCATCTAAAAGAGCATAGTAAAAGGTTGCTGATACTCCTAATGCTACATTAATAGCATAGGCATTTAAGATAGTTGCTTGAACTGATTGTCCGTTTATCCAACTTTGGATAGGGGAGATTTGTTTCATATTTTATATTTTAGAATTGACTTAAAAACCCACTTTTAGTAGGACATTGATTTCCTGATACTAAACCACCTGTTGCGTTTGTATGTGCAACAATATAATCAGCAGTAACTATTCTTGTATTATCACCTGTTGGTATTGTTACATCAATTATATAAAATCCTGTAACTGTTGCACCATCTCTTAATGCTGCTCCTGTTATTAATTGATTACCTGCCGTTCCGTTCCAAGTGTTTGGCATATTAGTTAAATTTAGCTTTTAGTTCTTTAATTTCTTGTTGAAGTTGAGCAATTAAAATCGTATGCACATCTAAATACTTTACCGCAGTTACATCCTTGTCAGTAAGTTCAGGCATTAAAGAGTGTATTTGCTCTGCTGAATAACCATATCTAATATCTTTACTTTCATCATTTTTTCTTGTGTATTTTATTACATCAATGTCTAATGCAAGTAATGGGTTAGTAGCTATAATGTCCTTACCCTTAATAGAACTGCTTTCAAAGAAAGATGTTGCCGTTACACTTGAACTAAATGTAGCAGAGCCATCCGTATATAATCTAGTTTTATAAACACTAGCACTTGAACTATAAATCTCTAAACCAATAATACTGCTACTTGAACTATTGCAATCTATTGTTAATCCGTGACTGCCTCCACTAGAACCTAATTGTGATATTTGAGATGCATAATCAGCACTTGATGTAGAAACCCTTAACTTTCTACCATTGTCGCTAGTTATTCCTATTAGTACATTGCCTCCTGCGGTAAATGTTACAGGTTGTATCCAAGAAGAGCCGTTATAGTGATAATAAGTTAAGTTTTGAGATGCACTTAATTGTTGAATCCATTGTCTTGAACTTGAAGTTGCAGCTAAAACTAAATAAGCACCTGCACCAATAGTATCACTACCATCTTTTGCCACACCTAAATAAGTGCCTGCCGTTACACTTGAACTAAATGTAGCTGCACCTGTTGAGGATATGGTAAGTCTTGTAGCAAAAGTTCCTGCGTTATTAGTACCAAAGAATAACTGACCGCTATTAGAAGATATTTGGTCATAAGTAATTTTTGCATTAATATTTGTATTACTACTATCATAAAACTTAATATTTTTTTCAGCACCACTAAATAAACTATCTACTAATATTTGATTAGCTATTGTAACATTCCCACTAAACCTACTCGTTCCGTTTACATCTAGCATATATGATGCTTCCGTAGGTGTACCGATTAATAATCTACCACTAGCCGTTAAGGTCATAGCTTGTGTAAAGCTGATAGCGTTACCTGTTGTACCTGAAGGAGCAACTTCCCAAGTATGAGAACCATTATAACCATTGACAGAATATCTGGCAGCTTGACTACTTGTTTTATATATCCAACTACTTCCATTATAAAAAGCATTACTCATTAATGCAGTTTCAGGAGCAGCAACATTTGAAGATAATGCTGAACCATTTGCACCTTCAAAAACTCTTGCATTACCACCCCACGCACTCGGTGTAACACCTAAACCTAAATTGCCTGAGTTAGTAAGTAACATTAAACCTGCCGTATTACCTGTATTATTCCAAGCAATACCTGCCGAACCACTATTAAATTGTAAATATGTATTACTCCATATTGCTGCTGCGGTTGACGAAATTGAAGCATTACCTGCTATTACAACACCACCATTCGCAGTAACAGAAGATGCAAAAGTTGCATTTCCTCTTGTATATGTTGCTCCATCATCTCTTACCCAAAAATTGTCTACACCTCCACCATTAGGGTCAACTACTAGTCCATAAGTTGAAGATGTTGTTCCACTTCCATAAATATTAAATCTACCATTAACTGTTGCAGTGCTTCCATTATCTTGTATAATACTATTCCCTATTGTACTTGTACCTGTAAATTTAGGTAGGTAGTTAGTAGTGCCTGTTCCTGTTACAGGATTAGTTAAAGCACTTTGCTTATTGTTAAATGTTGTCCAATCCGCACTTGATAATGCACCTCTATTTGTTGCACTCGCAGTTGGTACATTTAAAGTAATTACAGGAGTTGTTGTACTATTTGCAACACTTGAACTTAAATCCGTTCCACTTGTTCCTATTGTTAAAGCAGCTACCGATGTAACTGTTCCTACATATGTTTCAGTTGAATTTACCCAAGCCGTACCACTATATCTTAATACTTGTCCGCTTGATGGAGTTGTAATTGTTACATCACTTAATTGAGTTAAGCTATAATCCCCTTCAGTTGCAACTACTGCTCCTGTTCTACCGAATACCGAAGTAACAGGATAAGATATGTCGCTAGTTAAAGCCAAAGTTCCTGTTCCATTAGGAAAAGTAAAAGTATATCCTGTTGCAGATGGTAAAGTGAAAGTGTTACTAATTCCCCCACCACTTGTAAACTTAACCCCATTGGTTAATCCACCTATATTCATATATCCTGCTAATGAGTTACTTGAACCATTCTGTAAGAATATGCCTCCGTTGTTTTTAGTAGCATCCGAGAAAGTCTTTGTTCCGCCTATTGTTTGAGCAGTAGTTAAATCTACATAGTTTGCTAGATTGCTTGTAAGGGCTATTGTACCTGTTGCAGCAGGGAAGGTATAAGAATAAGCAGTTGTTGGGTTAAAATTTAAGGTGTTTATTAATGGACTTCCACCACTATCAGGAAATGTTATATCTATTCCTCTACCAAAAGCATTGCCTCCAATATTAACATAACCACTTAAAACTGATTGTATTCCATTTTTTAATAAAATAGAACCATCTCCTTTTATAATACCACTAAAAGTCTTTGTTCCACCTATTGTTTCATTGCCTGTTAAATGAACCACATTAGCATCATCTGCAGGAGTATAACCTAAAGCAGTTGCTATTGATTTATTCTCCCATAATGAAGTTGAAGTATTGTAAAATAAACCTTGATTGTTTAATGGACTTTGTGCTGACACATTATGCAACTCATCCATTTCAAAGCCATTCTGTATTCTTACCTCTACCACCCCTTGAGTTGGATGTGACCTTGTAACAATAGCCACATACACTAAATGTGCAGGAGCATATTGTTTAACCGATGTCCATTGACCTGCAACAGTTGAACTTAAATAAAGTTGTGTACCATTAGCATACGCTTGAGTATCTAAATCACCTAAAGAACCAATAACCACCACATAGCCGTTATTGTTATTAGTAATGTCCGTTTGAACAATACCATAAGTTTGAGCAGATGTAGCATCACCTGTTGCAATAGCCTTTGTTATTGTTGGTAGATTTCCGTGTCCACCATTGATATAAACAACTGTTCCCTTTGTTAAGGTAGCACCTGTTTCATTATAAACCTCCGTAATTAATCTTTGAGCTTCCGTAGCAATCGTAGGGAAAGTAGCTAAACTACCATCACCTCTTATGTATTGTGCAGTTGTTCCTGCTCCTGTTACTGCAATCGTTCCATTAGCCGTTAAAGGGCTATTTGCAACACTAAAAGCAGATGGCATAGATAAACCTATGGAAGTAATTAAAGTAGGGAAGGTGGTCAAGTTTCCTGCTCCGTTTACATATTGAAGATTAGTTCCGTTGAAATTAGCAGAAATTACACCACTTGTAGTAATGGGTGAATTGCCGATAGTTATTGCACCACCATTAGTAGATAGGCCAACAGAGGTTACCGTTCCTGTAGCACCACCTGACCTTTGCCATATTGATCCGCTATAAACCGCAGAATCACCTACTATAAAAGCTATAGGCCCTGCACCGAAGTTAACAGTACCTGCAACATTACATAAGTAAACATCACCCTGATTCCCCGTGCCATTAGCAAGGGTTGGTGTGTTAGTAGAGGCGTTCCAAGTTCCCTTATACTCCATTACAGAGTTAGGAAGCTGAGATACTAATATTTTTCCGTTAGAATCAAGCCTAGGTACACCATTAGCCACATCAAAAGCCACAGAGCTTAACACCCCACTTGTACCTATGATTACATCTTGTAAATCCCTAACTTTCGCACCTCCAGTAATTTGTATCTGTTGACTCATTCTATTTCTAATTAATTATTTGAAAATTACACGAACAAACTCATCCACTTCCAATGGTCTTGCCGTTGCAAAGGTAAGAACTCCTGTGGCAGTATTAAAGGTCACATTTTCACCTGTTGGAGTACCACTTGTAGCTATTGCTCTAACCTCTACACCACCTCTTGTAACTGATATACAAGTAGCTCCGATTGCACCTGCAAAAGTCACACTTGTTTCACCACCTGCTGCTATATAAGAAAAACTATTCACGCTTGAAGTTGATATTGTAGAACCTCCGTCTATTACTTGAGTTCCTGTTATTGAATAAGCACCTGTTCCTTGTAGGTTAGCTGAATAAGATGAAGCATTCTCCATTGGGCCATTAATGTCTAAAGAAACTATGTTACAAGTTCCTGCAATAATAGAATATCCGTAAGTTCCGCTTCCATCTCCATTATCGTTATCTATTGAGAACCTAACTTCTATTGACTGCTTATTTTGAAGCTTACTTAATAAAGATAAATAAGAATAACCAGACAAGGCAATTAAGCCATCTACGCTTACATTCCAATTTACTTGAGAGCCTATATATTCCTTATATGAACCTGTTGCTAAAGTGGTAATTTCTACTTGATCTACAGAAGTATTAAAAGTACAATTAGTTGAAGCTCCAAACGGAGTTCCTAATGGTATAGTTGTAGTTACTTGAGCTATATTGCTTGATTGCGTATAAAGGGTAATTTGGTTGGTAGTTGTACCTGCGTAAATAACCTCAATTATAAGCCTATCTGTGGCAGCTATAGTCGTTTGAGTGACTGTCATTGCCGTAGAATATAAGGTGCTTGTTAGGGCTGTAAGAGTGGTTGCTGAGGATGTAAACAACAAGGTGGCAACACTACCATTATACTTGTATAGTTTATACTGAACTTGAGCACCTGTAAAGGCAGTTAAAATAGAATAGTAAGCACTAAAAGTCCAAGTACCTGCTGGTATGGTTGTAACACCAGGATCAAGTGCATCCGTAATAAATGCAGCTATTGTACCTGCTCCTGTTTTATTAAAGTTAACCGAAGTACCTGCTACTTGGCTTCTGCTTAATTCCTTACACACAATACTATCAAAAGTGCCTTGTGCAGTACCTCCATTAAAGTAATAGATAGCGTTGCTATCATATTCATATAAAACTATATTAGTACCATTAATAACAGATGCCATTTTATTATTTTTTTAAGTTTAATGTAGGTGTTCCAAAATTAGGATTAAATGGTATAGCAGCGTTATAGTTAATCTTAAATAAAGAAGATGATTGAACTGCTTGTTTTAAGTCCCATTTAAAGCTTTTTAATAAATAATTATAACTTGTTCCTAAACTATAATTAAATCTTCTATTTATCCAGTATCCTAATGATTTAAAATCACCAAGTATTGTGTATTGTGTTTTTAGCATATCTACCCCTACATCTTCGGCCACTAATTGATAAAGTGGAACATTGCTATTTGTTTGCCTTCCAAATTCATCTAATACATGAATATTGTTAATATCTACCATTGTTCCTAAATACACCGAACTCATTACTGCATCATCATTATTATAATTAAGATAATTATTCAAAGTGGTTATAAGGGCACTATTTGTAAAGTAATTCCCAATATCATATGTCATATCTTGAGCATTAAATTTATTAAATACATAAGATAGATATTGAACAGAATCAAAGTTATTTACTTGAGAAGATGTACCATAATGTGCAATATTGAAATATATTAATTCTTGATATGGAAAAGTACCACTACCTGCATAGTATGGATTATATATAAATAATGATAAAGTTCCATCAACAGGAACTGTAGTTTGGTTTTTCCATGTAGAAGTATAAGTAGAAAACCTATAAAGCATAGTATCTGTTGGAGTAAAAGATGCAGTTCCATCTATAAAATAAGATGGATTTGTTACATCATCAGGAATAAGCATAATCTTATATCTATTTTCATTGCCAGCAATATTAATGTCATTCCATTCTATATTCAACAAATCACCAGCTTTTACTTTTACCGATTCGCTTCTTAAATAATCGGCAGTATCAAGCATATTTGTAGTATATGATGTAATTAATACTCCACCTGCTGTTGGACTTAACTTGCTGTATGTCATAGTTCCAAATGTATCAAAAGCATCAGGATTTCCAGTTGTCCAAGATTGGAAATAAGCATTTAATATGTTTTTAGCATTTTGTATTCTATGTATAAACTTAAATGAATTTTTAGGGATATTTAATCCCATTAACATAGACTTATTTAGTTGCTTAAAGTTATTTGTGCCATCTACTTGTATAGATGCAGGATATGTTGTAGTATAAGTTGATTGATAATTACCTGCATAGTTATATATAAAGTAAGATGGAGTAGCATTTCTAGTTAAACAGCCATAGCTTTCTATATGCCAATGATCATCTTTGTAATAGCATTCCCATCCATACTTTCTACATAGTTGCTCTAATATTTCATAATAGGTTAAGTATGTGCCAGGTTCAGTACAAAAGTAATTGTTCCTAATGTTCATGCCTTCTATATTCCTTCCAGCAACACTAGCAGTTTGATAGAACTGATTAATCCATATATCTAGAGAAAGGTCTGATTTTGATAAGGCATCTGATATGTATTTTACAATAGATGTCTTAAATCCTGCTCTAAATCCAAATAGGTTTAAAGTATCAAAATATAATCTGCTTTGCTTTAACTTTCCCAATCCATCTACAAATACTAAAGAATAACTAGCTAAGTCAACTACGCTAAACTGTATGTTCTCTGATGGTAAAAAACTTCCCCTCCATATCACACCTGTTGCAGTAAATGCACTACCAGAAGCAGTACCGTTTTCAACAGTTATCATTATGTCATTATCATCTGCATTAAGAAACTCTTGAATGTCAAAGTTAGGAGAGTTGTATATGTTTAATGTTGCCTTTGTTGCTATAATAGGCACATAAGAATCACCATCTGCATTAATGGTTTCTATGGTTATTGGGCTTGTAGTTCCGTATAATGGATACTTAGCTCCTGTATATCCATCTAAATATATTCTAATTCTATACGCATCCACTACACCACTAGGTGGTTGGTATATGTCATTAAATATTAACTCGTATTTAGGTGTTGTAAATGCCATATTAGAATGATAAGTTATTGTTTCTTTGAGCCTTATTCATCAAAATTAGTAAATCATTTCCGCTTATTCTAGCTTCAAGTGTACCACCGCCTCCGCTACCACCTATTAAGTTTTTAAGCTTATCTAATGGAGCTACAATTTCAGGATTGCTTTGTGCACCAGGATATTCACCAATCATTCTATATGCAGGGCCTCCAAATATACCACCATTAGCTGCTTTTTTTGGCTCTTCTGTAGTCTTCGCACCAGCTCCAAATAAATTACCACCAAACCCCATCCCTTGTAAAAATAATCCTCCAAATAGTTTAGATCCTCCACCTGCTTCAGCTAATTTAGTTGGGAATAAAATAGAAATCAATGCAACCGCTATAGCTGCAGATATTATAACCTTTGCTAATTGCTTTAATATGCTTTGAAATGCATTGCTTAAAACATCCCCTATATTTTCACCCTTTTCTAATAACAAGTCTAAAGAAGGGCCTAATGCAGACATTAAACCATTCCCTATTTTAAGCATATTATCAAATGCATTTTTAGTTATATCGTCTGTAAGCTTTATAAATTTTGCAGTAGAATCAGCTGATAATTTTAAATAATCTTGATAATTTATTGCACCACCTAAAAATAAAGAGTCCAAGGTGGCTTGTTCTTCTATTGCAATATTCTTTAATTCTTCTTTATTATTAGTTGCAAAATCTCTTTTATTATTATAATATTGTTTTAAATATGATAATGATGCATTATAGTTATCCTGTTCTTGTTTTAATTTTTCCTTATCTATACGATCTAAGTCTTTTGCTAATTTATTTTCAAATTGAATATTATCATTAATGCTTTTTTCATTTCTTTTATATTCTATTTCATCATACTTAGTATTTATATCATCAATTCTAGCACTATTTGCTAAAAGAGCACTTTCATAATTTGTAAATCCAGCTTTGCTTAATGTAAATATATCATCTTGTAATTGTAATTCAGATTTTACAATTTCTTTATTTCTATTATCTAATGTATCAATATAATTTTGTACTTGTACATTTTGGGCTTTCAATAACGCTTCCTCGGCATCTTTAGCCAATTGCTCTGGTGTTTTACCTCCTTTACCTCCATTTTTAGCATTATATTGAGAAAATGGATTAAGAAGCAATGCTTTTGTATTACCTTTTCTTAAATCTTCTAATTGTCTTAATAATGTTTCATTCGCAATTATTTCAGAATTTAAGTTATCTAATTCTGAATTACCCATAAAAAAATCTATAGGATGTATTCCTTTGTTTGCTTTAGCAGTATCAATGGCCAGTTTGTTTCTTTTCTCTATTTGTCCTATACTTATTTCTGCAATTTTTTTACCAATAACTTCTTGCATTTGTTGCTGCTGAATAGCCTCAGAGTATAAGTTTATGGCTATAATTGCATCTCCAATAGTTTTTATCTTTTTGCCCTGCGCTTCATCTACTTTTGTTATTGCTTCTTTTGCTTCTGCTAATGCTTTGTTTCTAATGCTTTCAGTAGTATTAACATCAAGCATAACATCAACCAATCCTTGAAGACTAGATACCTCTGAATTAGTATAATTAAGAGTATTCCTTATTTCATCATTTGTTTCCTTTAAAGACTTTCTCCATTCATTGGTACTTTTAGTAGCACCAAATGCACCCATATCCCAAGCAGTAAATAAAGCTATAACCGCAGATGTTGCTAAATACATTCCTCCTGTAACTCCAGCCATTCCGCCAATAAGAGCAGGTAAGTTGTTTTGAATACCCCTAAACCCAAATGGTAAATCTTGAATAACTAATGCAAGATTAGTCCATTGCATATTGGATTTCTTTACAGAATTACCTGCATTTCCAAGGGCCTTCCCAGTATTATTAGCGGTTTGCCCAACTTGACCTAATATTTTATTTGTGTCTTCAAGATTCTTATTAGTAACCTTTACATTGCCACTAACAATAGTAGCGGTTTTCCCTAGCCCTTCCATTGCCTTTGTAACGGCCTCAATTACTTCTTTTGATATACCAACATCGGCCTTAATCTTAATAACTATATTCTCTTCTGCCATTATATTATAGGTTTAACAATTTTATACTTTTCTAAAACCGATTTTAATTCTTCTTCTGTCATTACTCTTTGCTTCACAAAGTTACGAGTATCGCAGTCTAATTCAATAAGCTCTTGTGGCTTAACTTTCTTACCCTTAGGTAACTGAATATTAATTAGTAAAGTTGTCTGCCATCTAGTCCTGATCCATCGTTGCTCTTCTTCATGTCTATAGCCATACCACACAAAATCTAATTCAGCCATGGTCATATCCCAAAACAAATGGGGAAGCACTTTGCACTCCCCCATTGTATATCTTTCTATGTCAATCCACTCTAATTTTTTTTTACTCCATCTTTTTTACTTGACTTTGTTGGCTTATCTTCTATACCGCTATTCATGCTTTCTGAAAGCACTAGCATTATATCTTGAAACTTTTTGCTACCCATACCGCCCATATCATCTATCCAATCACACACTTCCATCTCTGTAAAGGTTGGAGTAATGCCTTGAGCATATAATGGGTATTCGGCAGCCGATTTCATCAAGTTGACAATAGCGTCAAGTGAATCTTTGCCACTTAAAGTATCTCCTATGTCAGAAGGCCCTATCCCTTGTAATTGACAAAATCTTTTAAGACTCCAAGTACAAAAACGCATCGGTATCTTCTTTCCATCGGAAAGAGTTAATTCAAATTGTCCTCTCATATGTTTGGTTTTAGCTTCCGTTAGGAAGATTGATTTTGGTTTGTTTTTACTATGCGTTGGTAGCTATAGTTAAAGGCCCTGTTCCTTTGAAAGAAACTGAATATGTAACTGGATTCTCCATGTCAGCAGTCATATCTACACTCTCAATAAATGCCGAACCAGAATAAATTACATCACCTGAAACTGGAGTTACACCACCAACTGTTGAATTATCTACTGTAGTAAACTTAACTTGAACTGCAGTTCTAGCGATTGCTAAAGCATTTAATTCAGCAGTAGTCACATAAGTAGCAACTGTTCCTGGAACTACTGTAGCTAAGCCATCAGTTGTTAAAGACCAAGACCTTTGTCCACCAATCTCATCAGCCCATCCTAAGCTTTGCTTTGTAGATGCGTCTGGAGCATCGATAGCCAAACTTAAAGAACATGAAGTAGCGAAACCTATTACTTCAGTTCCAATTAGAACTACTAATGAAGTTCCGTTAAATACACTTGTTGTTGCCATTTTATTTTATTTTTCTTTTATGTTAATTGATTCACGAAATGATTCATTGTTATCACTCTTCTAAACACATATGCCTCATTTACATAGTCAAAGGTAGCAATATTACTAGCAACCTTACAAGTCACAATTTTAAAGTCAGGTGCAGTACTAGGATAATTTGGTGGTCTAACACCTATTATTTCTAATAACTCATTTGCATAAGTATCAACAGTTTTCTGGCCTACTTCTCCTGCTTTAAAAGTCCTATAAACTATGTCAAATTGGATAGTAACATCGAAAGCAAAGCTCTGTTTATTACTATTATCCACTTGTGTCTGACTACTGATAATTAAATAAGGAGGTTCTACTGTGTCAGGTGCTATGGTATCATAGGCAGCTAATGAGTAGGAAGCCGAGATAAACTTATCGAAATAAGCTTTCCTTAATGTATATCCGCAGTCCTTCATTTTGGTACAAATTTAATGAAATATATTTATATCCTAATTTTCTTAATCTTGTTAACCATCTTGCTTAAAACTTCGCTATAAGAATTAAACATAAATGGCCTATATGGCATTCCTATTGTTTTTTTATTTCTTTTAAAGGTAAGGGCATACGCTTCTAGTTCACTCATATTTACATTAGGATAAACTGGTATCCCAAATCCAAAATCTCCTGTTCCAAATTCAACATAAGGAGCATAATGGGCATCGGCATATACAGTTGCTCCTTCCCCTTCTTGATATGTAGTATATCCAATAGTACCTTTTAAATAACCTGTTTTAACTGGGACTTTAGCTTTAGCTGCAACAGATATTTCCTTAACAGATTCATTAATGATTTTTACAGTTTCAATCTGAATTGTCTGTGTTGCTTTTTGTAATTTTCTTACAAGAGCATCTCCGCCTTTTATTGATACATTAAAATCGCCCATTACTTAAGAGTTGAACAACCTATTAAATAATATTGATTCAAATCGGCTTCGTTGATAATAGAGTTAATCATATAAGTCCTTGACTTCCAAGTTATTACAAGAGCATTAGTAAATACTTTCCCTGTTGTATATCTAATCCTAAATGTAGCTCCATCATTAATACTATCCTTACCTGCTATATTAGTCCTAGAATTGGTATTAGTGACCAATTCAGCCCAGCAAGTGTAGTATGGTACTAAAGTATTTACAAACCCTCCTGCACTAT